TGCACTTGGTATAGAACAAGATGGTGTTGAACTGCTTGATGACAATGGGGAAAGGATAACAAGAAAAGACCTTCCAAATAAGACTAGTATAATAAGACAATACATTAAAGGATTTGGAGAGGGGAATAAAATTTATGATTTTATAGATAGAGACAGAAAGAAATTCCCAACATATGATTCTTGGATTGAGGTGTTTGGTGATGAATTAGAATGGTCTGAGTTCCTTAATGATTGGCAAAAAGAAGAATTAGAAAAACAATTAAGTGAATAAATATGAAATTAGAAGTATTAAGAATATCTAGTGGACCAGATTCCACATCTGGAGTATTATTTATAGTAGATGATGCTGCAGACAACCCACATGGAGAGGGTTTTAGATGTAAAAGAAGTTTTGTTTGTTATACATTAGAAGATGAAAAAAGAGATAAAAAAGTTTTTGGGGAAACTAGAATCCCTGCTGGCACATATGAAATTAAACTCAGAACAGAGGGGGGATACCATGCGAAGTATTCTAAAAGATTTTCTAGTATTCATAGGGGTATGCTTCATGTCACTAATGTTCCTGGCTTTAAGTATATTCTCATTCATTGTGGCAATACTGATGAACATACTGCAGGTTGCTTACTCGTGGGTGACTCACAGGAAAACAACCAATTAAATAAGGATGGTTTTATAGGTAAATCAACACAGGCTTATAAAAGAATATATCCAAAAATAGCTGAAAAACTACTTAATAACACTAAAGTGTTAATAACTTATAAAGATATTGCTTAGGAAAGTGATTTTTTTTGTATATTTAATTTGTGTTTTCATAATATTTATTTTTAGGGGGTGTATTTGATTTTTTATTAAGTCACCCCCTAAATTTTTAAAAACTACAAATGAGAGATTATAAAGACGAATATAAAAAGTTTCAAAGCTCTAATAAAGAGAAAAAGAATAGAGCTAAAAGAAATAAGGTTAGATTAAAGTACCTTAAATTAGGTAAGGTTAAAAAAGGAGACAACAAAGATGTTCACCACACTAATGGTATAAATAATGATAGTGTTGAAGTGATGTCATCTAGCAAAAATAAAGGAATGCCAAATGAAGGTGGTAGAAAAAAGAATATGAAAAAAAGAAAATTTGTTGATGGAGGTGTAAGTGCACCTAAAGGATTTCATTGGATGAAAAAGGGTATGGGCAAATATAAACTCATGGAGCATGGAGATAAACCATTTAAGAAACATGAGGGTGCAAGTTTAAAAGCTGAATTTCCTATACAAAAAAAACACAATCCTAAACAGGATGCTAAAATGGCCAAAAAAAAATATAAGACAGGTGGTCAGGTGTTCCACGAAACCAATGACAAAGAGGGGTATAAAGATTGGAAGAAAGGAAAAACCCCAGTTAAATATTATCAAACCACAAACATATCTCCTTCAGTTTTGAAAGAACAAGTAGTAAGTAAACCTTATGAAGATCAAGTACAGCCAGGCTCTAAAGAAGCTCAAAGAAAAGAAAATTGGGTTTATGATAGAAACACTCAAGATGGTAGCAACAGGAGAGAAGAAGAATTGTTATTAGAAAAAAAAGGAGGAAAAGACATAAAAAAAACTGGCTTTATGAGAGGGTTGTTTAATAGAAAAACTGAGAAAGGCCTTGTTAAGAAAAAATTTGATGATGAGCTATATAAGGATAGTAAGTTAATAGAAGGAGCTAGAACACCTATATATAGTAAAGACGCAGAAAAATCTCAAGGTAGAGAACAATTGAAGTTTGTTCAATCAGGTACAGACAGTGATGGAAACCCTATGAAAATGAAATGGAAGAAAAAAGGTATAAAGGGTAGAGATATACCAACTGAAATGGGAAAATCAAAAAGGGTCAATAAAGATGAAAGCAAGTTTGTTAGTTTTGTAGATGGTAAAAGAATAAAGAAAAGAGGAGAGTCTCCAGATGCTGCTAGAGAATATAAAAGAAAAGGATTCAGAAGGGTTTATGTTGATCCAGATGCTGAAGGAAATGTTCAATATGTAGGGACCAATAAAAGATCAACTAAAATAACTGATAAGGAAAGTAGTAGAGAACAGAAGAAACAGCAAAAGCTAGAAAACAAAGCCATCAGAGAACAAAAGAAAATAGAAAACAAAGCCATCAGAGAACAAAAAAGAAAAGATTTTAGATCGTCTTTTGGTTCGCCCTCAAAATCTTATTCTTCTAGCTCTGGTTATGGTGATTACAAAGAAGGTGGTGGTCTTTGGGCAAATATACATGCTAAAAGAAAAAGAATTGCTGCAGGCTCTGGTGAGAAAATGAGAAAACCTGGTAGTCCTGGTGCTCCTACAGCGAAAGCTTTAAAAGAGAGTAAAGCAGAAGAGGGAGCTGTTGTTTTTAACAAACCAAAGAGAACTCCAAACCATCCAAAAAAATCACATATGGTTATTGTAAGAAAACCAGGAGGTGGTAAAAAAACAATTAGATTTGGTCAACAAGGTGTGACCACTGCTGGTAAACCAAAAGAAGGTGAATCACAAAAACAAAAAAACAGAAGAAAATCTTTCAAAGCTAGACACAGAAAAAACATAGCAAAAGGAAAATTGTCAGCAGCATATTGGGCTGACAAAGTAAAATGGTAAAATGTCAATTAAAGAAAAGAAAACGAAGCAGCTGGGAATGAATCCTGGAACTGCTTCAAATAGATTAAAAAAATCTATACTATTTAATTTCGCTAAAATGCTGGGTTATGCATGGTGCTACCAGTGTGCTACAGAAATAAAAGATATAGACAAGTTCACAATAGAACACAAGACCCCTTGGTTAGATTCAGAAGATCCAATAGATAATTTTTTTAATTTAGACAATATAGCTTTTCACATGCTAGTTGTAATTATAGTGCTGCCAGAGCAAAATATGGCATACCATGTCCATCAGTAACAGCATATAGAAATGGGTGTAGATGTGATGGTTGTAAAAAAGCTAAAACAGATTATAGAAAAAAAAGAAAACAATTAAAAGGAAGAGATGAGTAAGCCAAGTTTTTTAGATAAAGTAAAGAGTGTTATAAAAGACACTTCTAAATATATTGCAGCTGGAGCAAAAAATGTCCCACCAGAAGAATTTTTAAGAAGGGCAAAGGTTTGTGACTCATGTGTTCACTTTGTTAAGAAAGATAATTTATGTGGTATATGTGGTTGCTATATGGATGTAAAAGCTAAATGGAGCACTTCAGAGTGCCCCAAAAATAAATGGTAATATGAAAAGAATGGGTTTTGGTTTTCAGTTTTCTAATGGTATATTATTTGGTATAAGACATTACGAACCAGACGATGTGTGTAATTATTATGAAATACACTTTTATCTTGGACTCTTTGTGTTTTTTATTACTATAGAATACTAGATTTTAGACTTACTAATTTTTTCAGTTGGTGTAAATATTCCTTCTTCTAAATTAATTGTGCCATCACCATATTTTTTCTTAAGCTTGTCTGCTATCTTAGCTTCCTTAGTTTGATTACCCTTAAACCTAGCAGTCATATCATCCTCCATCTTTTCTAACTCTGAGAGTTTAGCTTTCATCATTATTATATCCATTTTTATTCTACCAAAATCAACAGTCATTCTAGTATTCTCTCCTCTAATTTCTCTTATTTCTTTAAGTTCTTTCTCTTCTAATTTAATTTTTTCCATTTTTCTTTAATTTATTGTTAGTTCTTATTTTTTCGATTGATCGACCAGCGAAGTAGGCTGAGTAAACGCATAGTAGCAAGGTCTGATAAATTGGGACATATGCTGGTGAGATTGAGAACCCACCTATATTACCATCAAATACAGATATAATAACAAATACTATTGTTAAAAATATCAATGTTATTGGTCTTATGTTTGCTGGCAACCAACCTGCCTTAGCATCAGCCTCCCATCTTCTTGTTACTTGTTCTTGTGCATTGGACTCTGCATTAACTAAGATTTCTTTCATCTTATTTTTCAGGGTTAACTTTTCCTCTTTGGTTGTTACAACCTCGTCAATTATTCCTGAAGCATTTCCAATTAGTGATTTAAATAGTCCTTGTAGCATTATATTTTGTTTTACGTGTATATTTTTTCTTATTCTTATATGGCTTAGACCTTAAGTCCATACCATTATTTTTAGCTTCAGTGTCAGAATCTCTTCTAACCATTTTAGCTATTCTTTTTTTATCTGCCTGTGATATTTTAATTTTTTCCTTAATCATATTAATACATTGAAGTATTTGTTTTTTACTTCCAGGCATGTAAAGTTCGTAATTTAAGTTGTTTTTTACAAGGTATTGTTTAAAAAGTTTCCATTTAAGATTAAAAACATCTGTTTTCATACCTTTCACCTCTATTATCCATCCCTCCTCTAGATTGGTGAAGTCAGGTAAGTAGGTTGTGGACCTGATACTCGTCAAAGCCTGGTCAAACACCAACTTACCTTTCTTCTTCCTCTTTTCTATACTTACATTTTCGTACTTAAACTTTTCCATAAGAACAAACTTCTCCTTCTCATAGTCAAATTTTATACCTTCCTTTTTTAGTTCAGCATATGCAAATGCCTCTAGCCTGGATCTAAATTCCACACCATCTATCTTGGTGGTCTGTACGTTCTTTACTCTACCTTTACTTTTTCTATTTCTCATAGTCTAATATAGGTACATTAGAAATATATTCCAAACCTCTCCATTCTATAGACTCTGTATACCATCCAGTTGAGTTGTCAAAACTCTGAAAGAGAACAGCAAAATCACCCTTCATTTCAAACCTGTCACCAAATGGGACAGCATACGACTCAAATCCATCACTCATTTTACCTATATGTATTAAAGGATAACTGTTTCCTGTATCAGTATTTTTCGTATATACCCTAAATCCATTTTCAGATATATGTAAAAACATTGGTTTGGTAGAGGCAAATGTGTTTTCCATTTGTATACCCTCTTCAAAAGTAAAGCGATAAGTCTCTTGAATTTTATACACCCCACTTTTAACTTGTGAAAACCCCTGTAGCGTCAGAGATACTATCACTAAAAAAATTGCTTTCTTCATAATAAATTAAATTAAATTAACACTAATCCTCTACAGGGCTTTCCTCTAGAGCCACATTTATACTCGTACTTAGAATTATTTCTAAAAAATAAGTATAATGTTTTTCATAATCCTTTTCAGCCTCCTCTGTATACTTACAACCCACATAGTTCTCAAAAGTTTCTACATAAGGGGACCACCCAAGGGATTTCCATTTTTTTTCTATTTTTCTTTGAGCAAGTTTAGCTGCTAATTGCTCTGCATGTATTTTAATTGTTGTATAACACATAATATATATATTAGTTAATACTTGTTTTAACATAAGGATACTTGCCATGAACACTTATTGAGATTAAGGAGATGATATTTAATTAATCTCTGGCAAGTACCCTTATTTTGTACACCCAGTAGGACTTGAACCTACAACCTACAGCTTAGAAGGCTGTTGCTCTATCCAATTGAGCTATGAGTGCAGTTAATGTACGTCATTACTTATACCCATTTTTTCTCTCCACTTCCACCCTGTTATCTTTATATCAACATTTTGTGTTGATTTTATTTCACTTTTTAAACAAGACAATAAATACTTGTTTTTATTTAATTCACTTATGGTATCTCCAACTGCTGTAGTTACAAATGTTCCTTTGCTCTTCTTCTTAGTTTCTTTTTTCACACCTCTAACCCTTCTCCATGTGTTCCATTCGTAATCAACCTCAATATGCCATATCTGTTTTCTCATACCTTCTTTTTTATCCTACCTATAAAACAAAGGTCTAATGTTTTAACCTTAGTAAATAAGTCTTTCGCACCTGGTCTAGTTGATAACTCATAAAAGTCCCAACCCTTAACTTTATCTATGCACTTGTCATGCACCATTTCTTGTAGATCATCTTTTTTAACCTCTATCCAGTAATCCCTAGTCTCAAAAGCAAATCCATCTGCATCTCCATATAGCCAACCTTTCTTTCCTAATACATTTTTAAATTCTACAAAATGTATATTCTCATCATCTTTTTTAATAGCCTTTACATCTATCTTTATGCCACTAACTTCCAGGTCCCAGTGCTCATTATAATCTTCCTCTTCAGTGGGCCACCTTACATTTTCATATAGATTAGCATAATCTTTTTCAGCACGTCTGCCCCTAATCATATCTTCTCTCTTCTTTTCTTTAGTCTTGTATCTCATGAAATTTTGTTAATTCTCTTTGAAACCTAAGACCTAGCACCCCAGTACCAATATTTCTTCCTTTAGCAAATATAATTTCTGCTAAACCCTCTGTGCTGTTTCCTTTATCATCCTGCGTTATACCATAGTATTCTGGTCTATATACTAACACCACCACATCAGCTGCTTGCTCAATTTCTCCTGACTCCCTTAAGTCTGCTATTGTAGGTCTACTTTCAGCTCTTTGACCTACACCCCTATTAAGTTGAGACAATGCAATTATAGTTACACCTAATTCTTTAGCTATATTCTTTAATGCTCTTGCCACCTCAGAAACCTCCTGCTCTCTGCTCCTCCCTTTTTTGTCGTTAGATACTAGTTGTAGGTAATCAACCATAAATAACTTAACCTTCTTGGTTATAACATATTGTCTTATCCTGTTTAGAAGGTATTTAAGAGAGGAGGAGGAGCACTCATCAACATACAGGGGTACTTGTTCTATTCTTCCTACA